TCCTGAATTAGATCCAGGCGGAACATATTGGAACTACGTTGCACAGGGTGGTGACACTGCACAGGTTCTACAAGAGACTGGAGACCTTCTCTATCAGGCAGCAAGTGGTGTTAACAGGATTGCCCTTCCATCTGGTGCAGCAACTGCTAACGCTGCTCAGAGCACTGTTACAGCGACAGGTGCAGATTATACTCCTTCTACAGGTGTACTTCAAGTTACTGTTGCTTCTCATGGATTCACTACAGGAGACTTTGTTAAGTTTGCTGATGGTTCAATCACATTTACTTGTGCTAAGGATGGTAACGCTAGTAACCACCCATACCCACGTGCAACTGACCCAGCTAGCAAGAAGTTCCTAGAACTAACTGTTGTTAATGCAAATACATTTACAGTTAATGTTGGTATTTCTTCTGATACATCTGCACATACATTTGTTTCTGCTGTTACAGACGGAATCACAAGAGTTGGTAACGTATCTGCTGAAAGAGAAGCAAGTGGTCAAGTACTAACAGTTGGTGGATCACCTCTACTACCTCAGTGGGAAAGAAATAACGTATCAGAAAGTGTCTACTATGTCACAAAGGAAGGATCTGATGCTAACCACGGTAAGAGTATTTCTAGAGCATTCGGTACTCTAAGACATGCATGTGATTTCATTAGTGGTTTAACAGGTTCTCAAAAACCTTCTCCTACAAATCTACTTACAATCTTTGTTAAGTCTGGTGTATATTCAGAAGTTCTACCAATTATTGTTCCCGAACATGTTTCAATTATTGGTGACAACTTAAGAACTTCTATCATTAAGCCTGCTCTCGGTGATTCCGACATGCAAGCTTTAGTACTTGCTTCTAATGTTACACACCTAAGATTTGGTGAGACTATCAGTAACTCTACTGGAACCAAGACCGCTATGGTTCTTGATTCTGACTACCAGAATAACGTCCATCTACTTAACTTAACTGGTGGAGTTTGGACTGCTGCTGATAAGTATGTTGATATCGTAGACAACAAGGCTGCTGATGCACGTGATCTACTTATCACAAACAGAGCATTCATTGCTGCTGAAGCTTATCATCGCCACGCAGCAAACGAAGGTGCTGTAACTGGTACTGAAGCTACTGTCAAGGAACGTCTTGCTGCATTAGTTGATGCTATTGGTTTCAACGTCAAGCATGGTAACAACAATAAAGTATATGATTATACTACTGCTTTGCTTGGTGGTTCTGCTATAACTGGAGACAATACTCAAGATACAGCACTTGCCAACTACATTGAAACAGTTGGTATTGAAGTCGCTCGTAACGAAGTTGTTTCTGCTTCTGCTGGTAACACTCTTACACAGACAAGAGACCTCACAATTACTTCTGATGGTTCTAATCCTAAATGTGTCAACGTTGCTTCTGCAATGACAACACTTGTTGGTATAGTTACTTCTGCTATTGCTAATGGTGACCTGTCTGGTACTACCAGTTCAGAACCATATATTGATATTTCTACTGTAGCAACTCGGATTAACTCTGAGTCTACAATGTGCTTGCTTGGTTCTCATACTACTATCAAGGAGATGGTATTTGACGGAATGACTGGATTCCAAGCTGGTGCTGATGATAAGGATATGGACACTGCTACCATTAAGGGTGTGTTCTTCAGATTTAATCCTAATTCACCGATTACTAAGTCACCATACATTCAGAACTCTACCATCTTTGCTGGAGCAGCAGTTGGTATTCTACTTGATGGTGCTGTACATAACCACTTTAATGATTCGTCAACACCTTCATACAAATCAATGGTGTTTGACTCCTTTACTCAGGTACTAGATGGTGGTGTTGGTATTTACGTTACTAACGCTGCTGCAACTGAGATTGTATCATCATTTACATACTACGCTCATATTTCCTACACTGCTACACGTGGTGGTAGAATTCGTGCTGTTACTGGTAACTCATCTTACGGTAAGTATGGTGCAATTGCTAGAGGATTTGATTCTGCTGAGACAACCATTGATGGTTTCGTCAAAGGTAAGCGTCTTACAATTGATACTAACGTGCCTCTTAGTGGAGCTCTCACTACAGGAGAAAATCTTGTTGGTGGAACATCAGGTGCTGTTGGAGAACTAATCAATGACCAAAATGGTTCTGGTTTCTTATACTACTTCCCAGTTAAGGGAACCTTCCAACAAGGTGAGGTAGTTACAGGTGCAACATCTGGTGTTGCTGCAACTCTTGTAAACAACACAGATGCTGTTCAAGGACAGAAAGGATTTATTCTTACAGTTGTAGGATTAGGTACTGCTCCTGATTCTGGTGGATCTGTTTCTCTTGATGATAATGGAGTTAACGATGACACTGGTTCATACGTTATCTCTAATGCTAGTTACGTAGCACAGGATGGTAGAGGTTCAATAGGAGTTGATAGAGGTCTCTTAGGAAGTTCTTCTGCAACACATGATGGTACTACTGCTATCTCATTGTACGCTGATGCTGGAAACGATACAACACTTTCTGGATCAGTTGCTTCAGGTGCAGCTTCACCTGTAACAATGCAAGTTGCTAGTGTTACTGGAATGACCATTAACGGATTCATCATTATTAATGATGAGATGTTCAAGGTTGTTTCATTCCCATCTGCAACATCTGTTGAAGCAGAACGTGCTCAAGAGGGTACATCTGCTGGAGCACACGCTGCTGCTGCCTCTATTGCAATAGTTAATGCTAAGATTGCATCTCAGGATGTATTGATTGAAGACGTTGCTATTAACGATTTAACACTTCGTGTTGCTGCTGCAAACATTGGTCTTGATCCTACTGACTATATCAAGATTGATAATGAGTTTATGAAGATTACAACTGTTACTGCTGATACAACTGGTATCACAACACTACAGTTGGCAGATGAGAAGACAGTTGAAGCTGGAGACGGACAAGGATTCAAGACACGTTATAGGTACTCACAAGTACGTCTAACTGCTCATGACTTCCTAGACGTTGGTACTGGAAGTAAGGCTAATACTAACTGGCCTGGTCTTCCACTATCTGCTAACGTTCCTTCTAACGAAACAGACGAAGCTCGTCCAGGTCGTGTTTACTACGTATCTACTGACCAAGATGGTAACTTCTCTGTTGGTAAGTTCTTTAAAGTTGAGCAGTCAACTGGTAAGGCAACACTAGACGCTTCTGCGTTTGACTTGTCTGGTCTATCAAGTTTGAGACTTGGTTCTATCGGTGCTCAGTTGGGTGCTGCTATTGACGAATTCTCTACTGATGGTACATTGTCACAGAACAGTGACCAGAAGGTTGCTACACAAAAAGCAACTAAGACATACGTTGATAACCTTTCAGCACTTGGTGGTAACCTCACCATCGCTGGTAACTTAACAGTTAAAGGTACAACAACATCTATCAATTCTGTTACGTTGACTTCCAAGGATCGTAACATTGAATTGGGTAAGGTTGCTATTGGAAGCTTTACTGGTGATATATCTACTGGTTCAGCAGATATCACTAACTGTAGTGATATGGACAACATCGCACCTGGTGTAGCAATCACGCTAACTGGTAGTGGTGGTACAGTTACACTTCCTTCTGGAGGTATCGTAACTGCTGTTGTTGGAACTACAGTAACACTTGATCAAGTATTCCAAGGATCTGGAACTGCTGCTGGTGCTGCATTAGCAACAGGTGGTGCTTCAGATACAACTGCAAACTCTGGTGGTTTGACTGTTCTTGGTGCAACCAATAAGACAATCCAATGGTTGTCTTCTAACGACAAGTTTAATTTCAATAAAGGTATTGAACTTGCAAATGGTGAAGGTCTCACCATTAATGGAACCTCTGTATTAACAGAGACTACAATGATGGGTAAGACCGTCATCACTGATTTGACTAATGCGGATCACACACAATTTGCTACTGCTGGTGCAGTTAAAGATTATGTTGATAATCCTGCTAATAGTCTTAGTTACTTCCTTGCTACAATGGCATAGTACCTAATATCTCAATGAGATAAATAAATCATAAGCAACTACAAAACTGACATTTAATTAAACGGAGTAAAACCAAATGGCTTCTGGAGTATACGGAAAAGAAGATGTAACAGCATCAACCTGGACTGAGGTTGTCGCTGCACCTGCATCGGGCATCAAAGTGGTAACACTTTCAGTTGCCAACCGCACTGGCAGTGCAATAAATGTGTCTGTTGCTCTTAGAGACGCAGCAGCCAATGTTACTGACGCTGACCATTTAGAGTCTGGAGTATCACTTCCAGCAAACGGTGTTCTTGAAAGGACTGGTATTGTTCTTGACACATCAAACGGGTTACATGTCTACGCTGGAGCAACAGGCATCACTGCTGTTGCCTACGGTATGGACGGTTAAGGATAACCACTAGTACACACATATAAGGAATGCAAAACAATGGCACGTAGAATTACAGAAGTAGAACAAAAACAAGCTAGTGGTGGAACTTATAAAGATCCGTATGATCAACCCTGTTTTACCACGTATGCACATGAACAGAGTGGTTCATCTGGTTACTATTCTTTCACACATAGATTAGATAAGCATAGCTTTACGTTTGGTGGTAACGATCACTATGGTATGTTTAGACCATACTCCAGTTATTCTCCAGAATTCTATGAGCAGGAGTCTGGTTCAGCTTACTTCCAAACTACTTCTACTGTTAACAGTAATAGTAACTATCCAAGTATGACATGTAACGTTGGTTACTTAGGTCACCAATACTTGAAGAGAACTGGTACTAATTCTGGATCTGGTGGTTGGATCATGCATACCAGAGGTATGAATTATCTATCATATGCATATACCTGCTGTAACCCAATTGTTAACGAGACAAAGCAAGACTGGGCATGGTTCTCTAACGATAATAACAATACTCGTACTAGAACTTATTTCGGTCCTAGATCAGCTACAATTTATCGTAATATGAGCCACCAGTCTGGTGGATCTAAAGGTTCTTGGTTGGATATCCCTTGTAAGTGGTCTCACTCATGTCTCGGTTCTTCCTGCTATAACAGGAAGCTTCAGAAGATGGTTGTCATGGAACAGAATAGTGGTAACTATACTTTCCGTCCAGTTATTTGGCATGGTGTTCCTAACCTTAGAGCAATTTCTCTTAACGAGAACATGGACTACGATGGTGCTGAACAGTATAGTGCTAGAGATAGAACTCAAAGTTCACTGAAGCTTTGGATGGATTCTGCTGACTCTGCTGGTGCAGTTGCATTTAATTCTAGTTTAGGTTATACTGAATATGCCAACTGGAGTGGTAAACCATATAACTATTCAACAGAAGACCAATATCGTTGTTCTCCTGTTCTTTGTGACAATGGTAAAGTTTTAACATTCCAGATGCTTCCTCATAGTGGAGCATGGGTTCATAGATGGAATGAAAGTGGTAGTGCTGAAGGTAGTAAGAGACATTATTCTGGTACTACATCATACGGTAGAGGTTCAGGTGAAAGATTTGGTATGAGATGGCAGGTAACCAGTGATGGTAGATACCTCTGTGCTTACTGTCCTTACTACTACTATGGTTCTGGTTGGCTAGGAGCATTCATCAGAGTTTCTGATGGTAAGTGGCTTTGGGATCAGAGTACTGATACTACTTACGGTTTCCAGATATGCCCAATCGGTAAGTCTAGTTTCTTCATGAACCACACTTACAACAGTGATGGTGGTTATGGAATGTATCATACAATGGTCAATTTGGATCAACAGTTCTCTGAAAGATCTGATGGTGATAGATTGAGTCCTCATATGTTCACAGGTGAGCAGCACTCAACTCTTGATACTGCATACTGGAGTACAACTTATCCTGTACTAATTCCTGCTATGTACGATACACATGCCTTTACTACACAAGTTGAAGGTGGACATAGTACAGTAGAAGGAGCACCAAAACAAACTGAGTTCACAACATATACCTAAACAGAACGGAGAATTAAAAGAAAATGGCATTAACATACTATCTTTGGAGAAAAGATCCTGCTGGTATTATTGATGTGGATGTGAACGAAATTGCACATCCAACTGATAGAGATACCCGTACAAACCCAGATCCAAACTATGTTGTCGTACGACAAGATTTGGATGCGGCAGTTCCACTAACAAGTTGGAAGTTGAATGCAGCAGGTAATGCGTTGGAAGACGCTCATGCTGGCAAAAGCGATGATGAAAGAGTATCCTTAGATAAAACATCATCGGAGGAAAAACTCTTTACACTCAAGAAAGAGTCTCATAGGAGAATGATCAAAGTGTCTTGCGGAGATCGTTTAAATAACCTTGCATGGAAAATTGAAAGAGCACAGGAGACCGATCTTCTTAATGGCAATAATGTTGCTATGACAGCCGTTGCTAATGAGAAAAAAGCAATCCGTGATGGAAATAATGCAAAAGAAGCTGCACTTGATGCAATTGCACCAAACGATTGGGCATCTATGGAAGCTTTTGATCCTGAGGATTATGAAGGTAAGGATACTACTCCTAAGAATACAGGCATTGCTTGATTTAATTTTGAGTAAAAGATGATTTATAAATACCCCTAGGACATACTAGGGGTATTTTTTATGGCTGAACCCACAAGTAGGACAGAACTTAAAGATTACTGTCTTAGAAAGTTAGGGTTCCCTGTACTAGAAGTCAATGTAGATGACGACCAGATAGAGGACTCAATTGATGATGCTTTACAGTATTATCGTATGCGTCATTATGATGGTGTAGAGCTTGCTTATATGAAGCATGTCTTGACCACAGATGACATGACAAGATTTCAAACTTCAGATACTGTAACAACTATAGGTACTGCTCCTAATACTACAGAATGGAAAACAAGAGATAAGTATCTTGAACTTCCTGCTGATGTTGTTGGTGTTACTAAGGTATTTGGTCTTGCTAGTAATGCTGTAAGGAATAACCTATTTGGTATTGAGTATCAGATCTTCTTGAATGACTTATATGCTGTAGGTTCTCTTGACTTCCTTAACTATTATATGGTTAAGACTTGGATGGAGACTATGGACATGGTACTTAACAATGGTGCTTTTGTTCAGTTCAGATTTAACATGAGACAGGATAGACTGTATCTTGATGTTGGTGAGGACATGATGAATGAAGATGTTCATGTTATTGTTGAATGTCATAGAGCAATAGATCCTGAAAGCTTTGGTCAAGTTTATAGTGATGTCTTTCTTAAGAAATATACTACTGCTCTTATCAAAAGACAGTGGGGGCAGAACTTAATTAAGTTCAATGGCATACAACTTCCTGGTGGAGTTAGTATGAATGGAAGAGAGATCTTTGAAGATGCTCAAAGAGAAATTACAGAGATAGAAGAAGCTTCTAGTAGCACATACGAGTTACCACCATTTGACATGATCGGATGAAAAAAGTATACTTTCCTCAACACGGTGGTGTTACCACTGAACAGAATCTTGTACAGGACTTGGTTGATGAACAAATCAAGTTGTTTGGATCTGATGTGTTTTATATTCCTAGAGTACATATTAAAGATAAATCTCTTGGAGAAGTCATACAGTCTGAATTTAGTCAGAGCTATATGATAGAAATGTTCTTAGTGAATGTTGAGGGATTTGGTGCTGGTGCAGAGTTTGTAAGTAAGTTTGGATTACGTATTACAGATGAAATACAATTTGTAGTATCAAGAAGAAGATGGGAACAGTCTGCTAATCCAGCATTGAACCTTGCTGTGGATGGTAGACCTAATGAAGGAGATCTAATCTACTTCCCATTAACAGAGGATCTGTATGAGATCAAGTATGTTGAACGGGAGAATCCTTTCTTCCAGTTAGGTAAACAGTATTTCTATCAACTAACTGCTGAGATCTACGAGCAAGGTGCTGATAAGTTTGATACAGGTATTGATGAGGTTGATGATGTTGAAAGGCAGTTTAGTAATATCACCACACTCAATCTTTCACCTTCTACTAGAGTACAGGCAACAGGAACAGTAACTGTAGATTCAAGTGGTGCTATTACTGCTGCTAATATAACCACTGCTGGTAGTGCATATAGTACACCACCTAGTGTTACTATTAATGGTGGAATAAATTCTTCTGGTGGTATTATTGAATCTACAATTATGGATAATGGTGTGGTTACACTTACTGTTGTTAATGGTGGTACTGGATATGAGTCTGATACAGCAGAACCAGACTTTCCAACTATTACAATTGAAGCTCCACCAGAACCAGTGCAGTTTGTATCAGATGAGCATGTTGTTATTGGTGGATTCACTCAACAGAGTGGAGGAAGGACATGGACTTCTAGTAATAAAACTGTTACAATTACAGCACTTGGTGGATTTGATCCTACCTTTGCTACTACTACGCAGAAGAAATATTTCTATTGGAAGTTTGAAGATAGTCGTTTAAACTATGTTTACACATACAATGGAACCAGTGCAACCACTGTTCCTGGTTTCTTTTATTATGATGAAACAAATTTAAAATATATTATTAACACTTATGAAGATACTACTACCAGTGGTGCTCAAGCAACTATGTATGATTTAGATAGTGCTACACTTGCTGAAGTTGCTGACTGGAATGGTGTTACATATACTCTTGAGGTTATGAATCGTACAGGTAATTTCTTAGATGGAGACACCATTAGAGGGGTTCAATCTAATGCCCTATATACATTAGGAGATTTCTCTACTATTGATAATCAGAGCACTGACTACGATCAGAACGCTGCTATTGAAGAAGGTGCTGATGATATTATAGATTGGGGTGAAGATAACGCCTTTGGTGAATTTGGTAATTATACAGGTAGCTTCTGATGTTAGGAACACAATTTTATAACGAAGCAGTTAGAAAGACTGTTGTTGGATTTGGTACTCTCTTCAATAATATTGAATTGAAGAAGACTGTAAATGGACAAGTACTTGAGGTTGAGAAAGTACCTCTTGCTTATGGTCCTAAACAAAAATTCTTATATAGATTACAAGGTAATCCTGTTGATGGTAAGAAGGTAGCAATTACCTTACCAAGGATTTACTTTGAGATGACTGGTATTGATTATGATGCTGCAAGAAAAACTACTGCTACTACAAAGTATAAAGCAATTGTTCCTGTTGAAGGTAGTGAAGATAATGCTAAAGCAGTAAAGACACAGTATGTACCTGTCCCATATAATATTTCATTTGAAGTTGGTATCATTGCTAAGTCGCAGGACGATGGATTACAGATACTAGAACAGATACTTCCTTTCTTTCAACCATCATTTAGTATGAGCCTTAAATTCATTCCTGATATGGATGAGGTTAAAGACGTTGCTGTTGTTTTAAACAGTGTTGATTTTGATGATGATTGGGAAGATGACTTTACAACCAGACGAAGTTTGACTTATACTATGCAGTTTACTGCTAAGACTTGGATCTACGGTCCATACACCAAGGCAGATGTTATTCGTAAGTCTCGTATCATTCAAACTATTGGTGATAAAGCAGTTAATAAACGTCATGCCGAATTAACTTATTCACCCAAAGCAAAGACTGATATTAATCAGGATGGACAAGTTACTGCTGCTGATGATGCATTAGTAACTTCTACAGATGACTTTGGATTTAACGAAGGATTTGAATTCTTATGAGTAGTCTAGAAGAAAATATGCAGGAACTTCTTGATGTTGAAGTTTCTGATGTACCCGAAGGTGGTGATGCTAAACGCAAGGATCAACTCAAAGATGTCTCAGAGGACAGGGACAAGGACTATGTGTATACTAGAGCAGAACTCTATAGACTCATAGATCAAGGTCAGGAGGCGGTTCAGGGGGCGTTAGAGGTCGCACAGGAGTCAGGGCATCCAAGAGCATATGAAGTTGCTACAAACGCCATGAAGCAGGTAGCAGACATGACTGATAAACTCATGGATCTACAGAAGAAAGTTAAGGATCTTGATGAAGAGAAGAAAGGTCCAAGTAAGGTTACAAACAATGCTATGTTCGTAGGTTCTACAGCAGAGCTTCAGAAAATGTTAAAACAAATGGGGGGCGGTAAACGCTAAATTTTATGACTACAAATTATGGTGGTGATCATTGGGAATATATAAATCCATTCCCGTACATCTACAAAAGTAGATTTGATTTTGAATTTGATACATTTAAAGATAAAGTAGATGCTCATCTTACAGAGTCAAAAAAAGTTACTGATAAACAAAATCTCATAACACCTGAAAAAAATGGTGGTATAACTAGTGTTGTTTTACATAGAAAACCAGATAATATATACCCACATAAGTGGTCAGAATTTGGATTAGAATTTGATGGATTTCTTAATGATTCTCTAAAAACTATATGGGATGAAAGATTTTACGATCAAGGACTTGCAAAATATATTGAAAGATCATGGATTAATGTTCATTACAAAGATGGTTATACAGAAGAACATCTCCATCATGGTGTTGACGTTGCTTGTGTTTGTTATTTAAAAGTTCCTGATAATTCTGGTGGTCTTCAAATAAAAAATCCTTTATCAGCATACGATACATCCGAACCTAAAGTAGACACTTATTATTATGAGGGAAAGGATTGGGTTACCATTGATGTAAAAACCAATGATGTTATCTTTTTTCCAGGTTGGTTGTTGCATAGAACAGAACCAAATAAGGTTGACGAGGGAAGATATGTCATGTCTCTCAATGTGCGACATATGAATTAATTGACAAACCCTGACATTTCTGTTATAGTACTTGACAGTATCGTTATAATTAGATTGTAATGGCATGAACACTATGAGATTAAACGAAGGAGACGTAGCCCGTCTCATCACTGCTTGTAACACATACAAGGAACAAACTGGTTCTGAGTATATGTGGGATGAGTACACTCATCTTATAGAAAAATTGGAGAGATTATGTGAACAAGGACACTGTGCGATCACACATGAGTGAACTTACAGAAGAACAACTCAATGTAAGAGAACGAGCATTATTAATACTACTTAAAGAATTTGGTAGTGTGAAAAATAACAAAGCAATTTATGCTTGTGCTGAAGAGTGGTGTAGTAAACAGGTAAACACCAACGGTCTCGTTTCTTACTACAAAGCTTATTACAACCAGCATGGACAAACATGACATACCAGTATTAGGTAATTTCTATACTAAAGCAGAAGTAGATCAGATGATCGCTGATGCATTAGCAGAAGCAAGACGCATAGATGAAGAGTCAATGCGTAAGCACAATCGTGATGCAACTATCATATCAATGATACTTGGATTTACAGCACTAGCACTATTTGTAGATGGATTACTTCGCATACTTGGTATCATTCCACCATTCGCAGGTCTTGATGTTAATGTCTTGGATGCTATCGCAGAAAAGACTAAGGTAATTGTAGAACAGGACATAGCAAACAATGATATCATTCGCTTTATTAAAGATCAACTCTAAATAAAGTATGGCAATACTTTTTATAGCAACTTGGATAATATTATTAATACTTGCTGTACGTTTAATCTCAACAGGTTGGAGTGCTGCGTCAGATCTTGGTGCAGGTAATTTTGTTGAGAGTAGCAGAACAGTAACAAGACCACCTCATCCAGAGATGATGGAGGTTCAACCTGGTGATGAATTGATGGTTGTTAAGTTTACACCTGATGAAGAGTTTACTGATAAGGTAGTAGATGGATTGTTACAGAAATCATTACAAGAAAGAATAGAAGAATTAGATGATGATGATGACGATGATGGTGGAGCTCTAGTTCCAGTAGTAAAATGATAGTAGTTAACGGAGAAAATATAAGGTTATTTTCAATCATGATGTTAGCGATTGTGTGGGTATTCATACTCAATCTCCCTACAGAGGATTGATAAGATATAATTATAGATGTAGTATGGGATTGAAAGAATCATGCCCCTAACGCAACAGAGACATTACATAGTCGGTTATCACGACTTAGCACAAAAGAAATACGAGATATGCGAGTATGCCATGAGTGCATATGAAGCAATAGAACATTGTAAAGAGGATGTATCCTGTCTAAAGGATCATCCTCATTTTGTTGACTACTGCAATAACGAAGAGGTTGATAACATCTCTCGTCTTATGGCATCTGGCATCCCAATGGGACGTTAATCATGAAGCACGAAATAATGTGGTGGATGAGCCGACTCACCATCATGGGAACTTCTTTAAGTTTGTCGTTCTGGTTAGCAGCACAAGCATACGCATAATAAATAGTATCAACAACTGAATACTATATGCTATCTACACAATACCGCTTGAGGATGACAGCAATCTGTAAAGATATAGGTGCTGGAGTTGAAGTTAGTCTAGATGATATGATCTGGGCAGAAAAATTAGCAAAGGCAAACACTGCTGCTAGAGGTATGTTGAATACGGCGAGAAGAGTAAGTAATGGAGATACTGATTCTTTTCTGAATAGTTTGAATTTAGGCGACCCCGATTCAAACAATCATCGTAGGGGTTTTGGAGATCCACAAGATGTGGTAGACTGGTTCCATCAAGAACGATCTGATGATTGGAGGCAACGAGATTGAGTGATATAGTATGGTCTATAAATATTATGCTTGCTATATTATTAGTATTAGTAGGCATCTCAATTTATTGGATTTTTAAGTACGATGAATGGTATCCTAACGACATTGCTAGTCATGTCTCCTCTGAACATAAATCAGATGATTCAACAGATACGCAATCACCAATCAGAGATGAATAGAGAACCTGTTGAACAGATGCTAAATAATATACTGATGGATTATACAGATGGGAGCGATGATACCGCCAAGCAGGAAGTCTTGCTACAACTTCCGAGTGACAAAGATTAACCGTGTTGTTGACGGCGATACTATTGATGTCACCATTGATCTTGGGTTTGACTTATACAAGAAAGAAAGAGTTAGAATTGCAGGAGTTGATACGCCTGAGAAGAGAACAAGAGATAAGGAAGAGAAAGCTTTAGGTCTTGATGCTACTGCATGGATGAAGGAAAAACTAGAAGGAGCAATCAAAGGAGACGATGAACTCACTATTAGAACTGAACTTAAGGGTGGCGTTGGGAAGTATGGTAGGCTTCTTGGTTGGCTCTATGTTGGTGATGATGAGTTTTCATTAAATCAACAGATGATTACCGAAGGATATGCTTGGGCATATGATGGTGGTACTAAACAAAAGAATTTTGAAGACCTACGTGCAGTAAGGAGATCACACGGAACTTTATAATATGATTAAAATATATGATGATCTTTTAAGTCCCAGAGAATACAGGGAAATAAAAAATACATTTTTAACTAATAAAAATGCACTACCTTGGTATTGGAGTGAGGTTGTGGAGGAAAATGATTTGGAAGTTGATCAACTTGATAATTATCAACTAACACATATGTGTTACAATAATTGTACTCCTAACCTTGAAAAAGGTAGTGGATATGTAGCAGTTAATCCAATCATAAATCATCCAGATTTAAATATTAGATCTTTGATAAGAATCAAAGCAAATTTAAATGTAAGAACTCCAAAAATTATGAGACATGGATTTCATGTAGATGTTCCGTGGAATTGTATGACTGGAATTTATTATGTTAATAGTAATGATGGATATACAGAGTTTAAAGATGGTACTAAAGTTGAAAGTGTTGCAAATCGTATGGTAACTTTTCCAACTCAAACACTACATAGTGGTACATCATGCACCAATCAAAGAAGAAGAGTTGCAATAAACTTTGTTTATTTTGCAGCAGAAAGAATACCAGAAGCAGAGTTAGGACAATATGGTAGCGAAAACTGAAGTATACCTTGGTAACCCCAACCTGAAAAAGGCTGGTACTGAGATACAATTTACAAAGAAACAAATTAATGAATGGATCAAGTGTAAACAAGATCCATTATATTTTGCATGTAATTATATGCAAATCATTAACTTGGATGAAGGTCTTGTGCCATTTAAGATGTATGATTTCCAAAAGGAAATCTTAATGGACTTCCACAATCATAGGTTTAACATTGCAAAGCTTCCTCGTCAGACTGGTAAGTCAACCACTGTGGTTGCATACCTACTTCACTATGCTATCTTTAATGATAGTGTTAACATTGGAATACTTGCTAACAAGGCATCTACTGCTAGAGAGCTCTTAGGTAGACTTCAACTAGCATATGAGAACTTACCTAAGTGGATGCAGCATGGTATCTTAGTATGGAACAAAGGTAATGTTGAACTTGAGAACGGATCAAAGATCCTTGCTGCTTCTACGTCTGCTAGTGCTGTTCGTGGTATGTCATTCAACATTCTATTCCTTGATGAGTTTGCATTCGTTCCTAACCATGTAGCAGAACAGTTCTTTGCTTCTGTGTATCCTACTATTACTTCTGGTAAGTCAACCAAAGTTATAATCATATCTACACCTAATGGTATGAACCACTTCTATAAGATGTGGGAAGATGCTAGGAATGGCAAAAATGATTACACTACTAATGAAGTACACTGGTCTCAAGTACCAGGCAGAGATGCCAAGTGGAAAGAAGAGACATTAAAGAACACATCCAAGAGACAGTTTGCACAGGAGTTTGAATGCGACTTCCTTGGATCTGCTGATACTCTTATCTCTCCATCTAAACTACAAGCTATTCCATTTGAAGATCCTATTACAAGCAATGCTGGACTTGACGTATATAAAAGAAGCGAAGAAGGTCACGAATATATTATCACTGTGGACGTTGCCAGAGGAATTGGTGGTGACTACAGTGCTTTTGTCGTGTTTGATATCACCACGTTACCGTATCAAATTGTTGCCAAGTACAGAAATAATGAAATCAAACCTGTGCTGTTTCCATCGGTAATTCATTCCGTAGCTAAAGAGTATCGGTTCCCATATATCTTGGTTGAGGTAAATGATATTGGTGATAGTATAGGTGCTACATTAAATTATGATCTAGAATATCCTAACGTATTAATGTGTGCTATGAGAGGTAGAGCAGGTCAAGTAGTAGGTCAAGGGTTCTCTGGAAACAAAACTCAATTGGGTGTGAAGATGAGCATCACAGTTAAGAAACAAGGTTGTGCAAACTTGAAAGCAATCATAGAAGAGGATAAATTAACCTTTAAAGATTTTGATATATTAAGAGAGCTTACAACATTCATTCAACGAAAACAATGTTGGGAAGCGGATGATGGGTATCATGATGACCTTGTGATGTGCTTGGTGCTATTCTCTTGGTTAGTAATGCAAGAGTATTTTAAAGAGATGACAGACCAAGATGTCAGAAGAAGAATTTATGAAGAGCAGAGAGATCAGATAGAACAGGACATGGCTCCATTTGGATTTGTTGATGATGGATTGGGTGAGGACACATTCTTAGATGAGAATGGAGATCTTTGGGCTTATGGAGATACACAAGAAACAGCTGCATACATGTGGAACTTCTAGGGGTATTCAAATACCCCCTAAGAGTTATTGTCTTCTTGACTTACTGGAAATTCTAAATACTTACAGATAAATTGGATTATCAGAGGAGTTAAAACATGGCAAGTCAAGTCTCGCCTGGTGTAGTTCTTAGAGAACGTGACCTAACGAATACTACTATAGTAGGAAATTCAGCATTAACAGCTGCGTTTGCGTCATCTTTTCAGAAAGGACCAATCGGACAAATTACATCCGTAACCAGTCAAAAGCAATTCGCTGGTATATTTGGTACACCCAACGATTCAAACGCTGAAGATTGGTTGGTAGCAAATGAGTTTTTAGGATATGGTGGTCAACTTGCCGTAGTTCGTGCTGAAACAGGAGTTCTCAATTCTACCTCAGATGGTAGCGGAGTTCTTATTAAGAATGATACTGACTGGGTATCTGGTGTTGGAACATCAGAAGTTATTGCTGCACGTAGTGCTGGTACATGGGGTAACTCACTTCAAGTGGTTGCCGTAGACCGTGGTGCTGATCAACTTCTTACACTTGCTTCTGCTCCAGCTACAACAACATTAGGAACTGCATTCACAACAACTGCTGGTAAAGCAGGTAGGATTTATTCTTGGGATGCTACTAATAGTGAGTTAGCAATTATACTTGACAACCCATCCTCATTAATCGTTCCAGGAGATAACTTTGACGAGCCAGGAGACGGTGTTGCACAGACAGTAACTGCTGGAGCTTACAATGGTCTTGGTAGTCAGAATGGTACACATCAAGGAGATGTTACAGGTGGAGATGGTAGTGGACTAAGACTTCAAGTTATTATTGATGTAAATGGTTTAGTTAGTTCAACAACTATTGTTAATGGTGGTACAGGTTATGGTGCTGGAAATACAGTAACAGTTGCTGCTGCTGATCTTGGTACAGGTGCTACTGCTGACCTAACGGTTACAGTTAATACAGTTTCAAACGATAACATTTCTATTAGTTCTGTCAAAGACTGGTATACAAATACTTCAATTGGTACAACTGGATTAAAACTTGCTGCAATTGGTCCTCGTCCTGGTACTTCTGAGTATGCTTCTTCACGTGGTATTTCTTATGACGAAGTTCACCTTGCTGTTATTGACACAACTGGAGATATTTCTGGTGCTGCTAATACAGTTCTAGAAAGATTCACATATCTCTCCAAACTATCTGATGGTAAGAGTTCAGAAGGCTCTGCTACTTATTACGCAGATGTTGTAAATCTTGAGTCACAATACATCTTCCACGGTGCTGCTTTTGGAAATACAATTGAACCAGTAAGCGGTGGTGGTGGTAAAGTACTTGGTGTTGCATCATCAACACTTGCATCTGGAGATAAGTTCCTTCTTCTTGCAGATCATTTAGAATCATTATCTGGTGGTACTGATGACTATTCATACACTGCTGGTGAAGTAAATTCTGCTTATGATTTATTCCAAGATACAGAAGAAACAGAAGTTGACTTTGTTCTTATGGGTGGATCATTTGGTAGTGAAACAGATACACTTTCTAAGGCACAGAAAGTAACAGCAATTGCTGCTGCTAGAAAGGATGCTATTGCATTCGTTTCTCCTTATAAAGGTAATCAAATTGGAACAGGTGGTTCTGCTCTTTCTGCTGTACAGCAAAGAACTAATACACTTAACTTCTTCACTGCTGTAACTTCAACATCATATGCTGTTCTTGACAGTGGTTACAAGTACATGTATGACAGATTCAATGATAAGTATCGTTGGGTTGCTACTAACGGTGACGTTGCTGGTTTATGTGTAAACACATCATCAACTACAGCAGACTGGATTTCACCTGCTGGACTATCACGTGGTGGTCTTCGTAATGTTGTTAAGTTGGCATACAATCCCAACAAGGCAGATAGAGATGAACTGTATCAGGCAAGAATTAATCCAATAGTTACTTTCCCTGGAAGTGGTTCTGTACTATTTGGAGACAAGACTGCTCTTGCTTCTCCATCCGCATTTGATCGTATTAATGTTCGCCGTCTCTTCCTCAATATTGAGAAGAGAGTTGAAGCTCTTGGTAAAGGAGTTCTCTTTGAAATTAATGATGAAACAACTCGTTCTGGATTCCTTGCAACAATTAATTCTTATCTTAATGAGATCGTTGCAAAACAAGGTATCACTGATTTCTTGGTTGTTTGCGATAGCACAAACAACACAGCAGATATTGTTGACCGTAACGAATTCGTTGCGGAACTCTTCATCAAACCTGCTCGTTCTATCAACTACGTAACAGTGACATTTACTGCAACGAGAACTGGTGTCTCGTTTGCTGAAGTCATCGGACGCTAACTTTGTTAAATATATAAGAAGAGGTAATTTAAAACAATGGCAGTCACAAGTAAAGTTTCAACTTTCCTAACCAAGGTAAGTCAGGGTGTAAGACCCAATATGTTCCAAGTGGATATCAATTTCCCTGAGGGTGACCTTGGTGATGCTGATAAAGAACTTGCTTCATTCATGTGCAAATCAGCTAATCTTCCTTCATCTAACGTAGGTGTTATTGAAGTTCCATTCAGAGGAAGATCAGTTAAGATTGCTGGAGACAGAACATTTGATAACTGGTCAGCAACATTCATCAATGATAAGGACATGAGAACACGTTCTTATTTTGAGAAGTGGTTGAATGAAATCAATTCACATGAAAACAATACATCTGGTCTAGTCAATCCAGCAGACTATGGTCGTACAATTGTTGTAAGACAATTAGAAAAAGATGAAAGTGCTGGTGGAGAAGAGTTGAGAGCATACAAGTTATGGTATGCATTCCCAACTAGTGCTTCTGCAATTGACCTTGCTTATGACAGCAATGATCAGATTGAAGAATTCACTATTGAGTTCCAATATTCTTACTGGACAGTTGGAGATACTGAAGCTCCTTCTGGAAGAAGCGGAATCGCCATCCCCTAAATAAGAATAGGAAATCAATTGAGTTAATTAATAATGGGTCAACTATTTGGTTTCCAAATTAACCGCAAAGACGAGAAGAAAGGTCAATCACCTGTTCCACCTCTTGCAGATGAACCAGTATCTATTGCAGCTGGCGGTTACTTTGGAACATACGTAGATACAGATGCCACCGCAAGGAATGAGTACGAGCTAATCCGTAGATATAGGGATATGGCTCTTCATCCTGAGGTGGATTCTGCTGTTGACGAGATTGTGAATGAGTTTGTTGTTTCAGACAACAACGATAGTTGTGTTGACATCAATCTTGAAAATCTAGATATCGGTATGGGTATCAAGAAAAAAGTTAGGGATGAGTTTGATTATATAAAAAGACTTCTTAATTTTGACAACAGAGCACATGAAATTATTCGTTCGTGGTATATTGACGGACGGATTTTTTATCATAAAGTAATAGATTTAGATGATCCCAAGAAAGGTATTCTTGAATTGCGTTATGTTGATGCAATCAAGATGCGTAAGGTCAGACAAAAATTAGGAAAGCTTGGTAGTCCACCAGATGCTTCCTTAGCAAAGTCAGTGCAAGGAACTGCACTTGAAATGGAATGGGGTAATTACGTTGATTATTATTTGTACAACCCAAGAGGATACTTAAGGGGTGGTGCAATGGGACCAGTGGGAGATATGTCTAACTCCCAAGGTATCAAAATGGCTGTAGATTCAGTAGCATTTTGTTCAAGTGGTCTACAAGATTTAAACAAACGGATGCACTTGAGCTTTATGCACAAGGCAATCAAGTCACTCAATCAACTTAGAATGATTGAAGATGCTCTTGTCATCTATAGATTATCACGTGCTCCTGAACGTAGAATATTTTACATTGATGTAGGTAACTTACCTAAGATCAAAGCAGAACAATATCTTCGTGATGTCATGGCGAGGTATCGTAACAAGTTAGTTTACGATGCTAGTACTGGTGAGATTCGTGATGATAAAAAGCACATGAGTATGCTTGAGGATTTTTGGTTGCCTCGTAGAGAGGGTGGTCGTGGAACTGAGATCACCACCTTGCCTGGTGGACAGAATCTAGGAGAGCT